AGTTTTGAAAACCGTTGACGGACTATTCCTACAACGGTTCCTCTCATATCCAGAGGAAATCTGGACATGGGAGAAGTATGATCTATTCACCATTCAGGCGATATCGATCCTCCTCACCGACGAGTTCTTCGACGGTGAGGTCACTGACTACTCATTAGATGAGCAAGTCACACACTACGAGGACCTAAAAAGGGCTCGTAAGTTGTTCAAACAAGTCATACACTTGGATGAACCCCTGGAAGGAATTTCCAGGATGGATGATGTCCCCAGGTGGATATCATCCTTCCTCCGCCCTGTCTGGGACAGGGCCGTGAGGCATGAGGGTTTCTCGAGGCTTTACCTCGCAGGAACCTTGTCCCAAGGACGTGGATCCGGGACACCTCCTCCGTTGGTCGTCTTACGATCCAAACGGAAGTTTATTCTGTCGGTGGAAAGTCCACCCCCAGAAATATCAAAAACCCAGCGCGCTCTCTTCGAGAGTGCGATGGATGACGTGATCGGGAGTATTCCCGACCATGTCTTTACAGGACTGTCTACGAAAGCTCGTATCACAGTCACAGGCTCTGCCTGTTGGGAAGCCAACAGGAGAGAGGGCGGAACCGCCCAAGCCATACTTGACCTTATGGCCAAGTATGAGAACATGCCCATTCCCATAAGGGACATGGACACGATGAAAATACTCGAATTCAAATCAAAGGATTCGTTCGAGTCTATCGGCACCGCGGTTTTCCACGCGTGCCTGGATGAAGTTCTCCACATGCCTGTGGAAGAACTGCGATCGGTTCACTTGACCATTGTCAAGGAACCGGCAAAAGCCCGCGTGGTCACCAAGGGCCACGCGGCGTTGAAGATTGTGTTAGACACAGTCTCCAAAATATGCTCTTACCCACTTAAGAAGGGGGTGAAGAGTTCATCTTCCGGAATGGGTAAATCCCACCACGGATGGAATCTTTTCAAGGATATGTCCTCTGAAGAGATGTTTGAGCTCCTATTCACGGAAGACCGTGTAAGGAGAGTTGAAGACCCATTCCACGATCACGTGGATAGGGTCCAGTACTGGCAAGACCTTTGGTTTTGCAGTACAGATTACCAAGAGGCTACTGACCGAATGGTACACGCATTTGCGCGCCCTATAGCGCACAAATG